TAAGGCCGAAGGCTTGTCAATGGAAGCAGACGCGGCTACTCGACGCGCTCAGTACAACAGCTACCTTGAGCAAGGTCTGTCTGAGATGGAAGCTACGCTGATGTCTCTGGAGTCCATGAACTTTAACCGCCGCGGTGTGTCGTCTGGCGTAGCGTTGGCCTCCAGATTGATTCCCTTCTTCAATGCCCAGTTGCAGGGCTTGGACGTTTTGTATCGGGCGTTTCGTGGCAAGATGCCCATGGACGAGCGTTTGCAAATCCAAAGCAAATTGCTGCAACGCGGTTCATTGCTGGCACTCACAGCCGTTGCGTACACCTTGCTCATGCAGGACGACGAGACTTACAAGAACGCCAACCCTGATGAGAAGTACGGTAACTTCTTTATGCACGTGCCCGGTATGGAAGGCGCACTGCGTATCCCCATTCCGTTTGAGGTGGGCTATATCTTTAAAGGTATCCCCGAGGCGCTCATCAATACCATGCGCTCAGAGCAAGGCGGCGAAGAAGCGTTCAAGGCGTTCAAGTCTATTGCACTTCAGACTATTCCGGGCGGCACATCGTTGTTTCTGCCTCAAGCCTTCAAACCGTTTGTCGAGAACGTGTCCGGCTATTCGTTCTTTACAGGGCGCCAGCTTGAGTCCGCCAAAGAGCAGATGCTCGAACCTGCGTACCGCTATCGCGACAGCACCACAGAGATAGCCAAAGGCATCGGTAAGATGTTTGATGTCTCGCCTATCAAGGTCGAGAATCTTGTGCGTGGGTACACAGGCGGCATGGGCTTGGCGTTCTTGCAGGCGCTCAGTTTGGCGGTTCCAGTCAAGGGCGGTACGCCCGAGCAAGCCGCTAAACGTCTGTCTGATTTGCCAGTTGTTGGTGGGCTGTTTCAACCCGAAGACGCAGGCGGCAGGATCAACGCCATGTACGAGCACATAAAAGAAGCCCGTCAGGTGCAGAAGACCTTTGAGGACTTAGTCAAGGACGGTAAACGTGCAGAAGCCAAAGAGTACTTGCAAAAGAACATCGGCACGTTTGCGCAGGCTACGATGGCGGGCAACGTAGCTCAGCAGATGAACATGTTGTCTCAGGCAGAAACGGCCATCAAAGCGTCTGACATGCCCTCAGAGAAGAAACGTGAGGAGCTTGATAAGATTCGTCAGATCAAAATCAAGGTTGCGACTTTGGTGCGGGAGACTTTCGATAAAACCAAACCCCAGTAAAGCCGTTATGGATGCCTGTGGTAGCACGGGCATCCAGTATTCTCAGCAACACGGCCTTCTTCAAACCTAGTTCACGCACGACTTCCGTATCAAGGCAGGGGACAAAGAACCCCTGACCCTTTTCAACTTTCGTCCACGGGAACTGGATTGAGGATGTCTTCATTTAAATCTTCAACTCGCCTTCTGATCTTCATTACCGCTACACGCATCTGGGGGCCTTTGGTCTTGGCCATCATGTCTTTCTTGACATACTCAACCTGAAACTGATCTTCAAGCTGGCGCTTAAAGGAAGTGTAGCCAAAGCTCATGGATGCGCAATAGGACTTGAGCAGTTGCTCCTCGATAAAGTAGTCGATGTACTTGGGCGTTAGCTCATGCTCGACACGGCCTAGCACCTTGTTACGGGTGATGGAGATGTCGATCTCCTTGCCGCTACCCAGTTCTGCCATCAAGCCGCCAGTGCTAGGACGAATCACCACAAAGCTGCCATAGCTGTCACGGGTATAGGCGTTCAGCACATCTTCAGCCGTGCGCACACTGCTCTTCATGCTAGCCCTCATGTTTTCCACAACCTTTTTGAAAGCGTTGATGATGGGGCGGTAGGGTATCTCGATCACGCCAAGCTCTTTAAACGCTTTCAAGCCGCAGACGGTAGCACCGATACCCGCCATCCAGAAACGCTCGTCATTGGTGGCATTGAACTCTTTGTACATGGCAGTCACGGCACTGCTGACCATCTCAGGGAAGGTAGCCGCATTGTCGGCAAGGTACTGCGCCAAGGCAAAGCCTGCTACGCCATAGTTGTGCTGAAGCGATTTGATGATCTCAATCTCATGGGGTTCCCAAGTCAACTCGTCCTCAAGCACAAACTCTAGTAAGCGGCGCAGTTCACCCTCGGATGAGTGGTTGCGTCCACCCGTCAGGTAGTCCACGATGTGGGTGTTAGACGACATGATGGCGTTGGTCATCCATGTGGACAGGTTCAAGCGCTCTTTGTTGGAGCCAGACTCCATACGCTCTTTGCCACGGCCTTCAGTCATATCCAACAGGAACTCAGGCAACCACTCAAAGTCCTTGCGGTTCTTGGCGGTGATCTCATCGGTGATGAGTGGGTGGCTGTTGAGCAGACCGAGACGTTGTTGCATGGCCACAGGAGATGTGCTCTTGCCTGTGCGGTAGTGCGTTGGGTGTCCCCATACTGAAGCGGCGGCTTCCAGAGACAGAGATTTACCCGTGCCAGACTCGGTACTAGCGCAGTGGTACGTCATGCCGTAAATACCAGTGAAGCGCATGAAAGGCGCTCCAGCACCGACAAGCAAAATGGCCAAGTGATTCCACATCTTCTTAGCGATCAGCATGTTGACGAAGGCTCGCCAGTTGTCTATCGATCCCTTGGGTTCGGTGTTGACTGTAATGTTCTCAAGACCGGGCATCGGCACTTTGATTGGCGGTACACCCTTAGAGAAGATACGCCCTGCATAGACGTACGTATTGTCTGCTTGCCAGCCGTAGCTGTCGGGAACCTTAACGGCTACCTTGTTTGTACTAGATTCTTCCACGCATGCCCTCACATATTCAAATAAGTTTTTGTCATTGTTTGATCCAAATGCTGCAACCACGTTCTGGCTTGCCAGCGCCTTAACTGTTTCATCCTTACTAACCACAGCCTTTTGCGGCATCACTACATTCACAGCGCCTTCAGGTTTGAGCGCAATCATGTGCACTGTGTGATCACCGTTGCTGTTGAGGATGTCCACCACGAATAACTCGTAGGGCAACAGCATCACCTGCTTTTTAGTTTTAGCTCCATCAGCGTCCTCGACTGTGCGCTCCATGAAGATGCCCCCGTTCGTGCCGTAGGCGTACCCCCGTGGCGGTGTTGGGCGCATGACCTTGATGGTCTCTTTGGCTGTGGCACTGCTCTCGCTCTGCACAGCGACTTCGATTTCTTTCTCCTCGATCTCCACCGATGTCTCACGCCCTAGTAGCAGAGGGTTGGTGATCTTGCCCCAGTGTGTACATGATGGGCATATACCGGGGTTCTCGGAGTCCATCTTGATGCAAGGGTATGGGCCTTTGATGCTTTGCAGCTTCTGGTTCATACGCTCTGGCTCGTATGGGTGCATCTGACTGAGCCACACTGCCGCCTTGTTGCCATCCTCACAGACTTTCGTCCATGACAGCAAGCCTCTCCAAATTGGCTCCATGCCTTCTTCGGTTGCGTGTTCAACGTAGTGCGCAAGCTGGTTGCAGCCCTTTGCGTTTTGCGTGGCCAGCCAAATTGGTTTGAACTTGGTCACGCTGTTTTCAAAGAGTTTGACACTGGTTGTTGACACAGGGGCGGCAGAGGGGCGAGTACCCGCCAACTCTAGCTTCGGCACGGCCTGCGTCTCGTACACAGAGCCCACAAGCTTGTCACGAATCAACTCGGCCAGTATGTCGAAGCTAAAGATGTCACCCTCAGACAGTATGCGCACAGGGCGCGGTGTTGCGTACTTCTTCTTGAAGTTGGTAGTGCCGGGCACACGCAAGACGCGGGCGGCATCTGCCGTCACAGTCATGTCGATAGCCAAGCTCTCCTGTTTGCACAGGCGTTTGAAGTTCTCGGCCACAGGCTTCCAAGACTCGATAGGCACAGCCTCAGTCAGTGGCCAGTAGCAGTGCAAGCCGCCACCAGAACCCACCACATAGGGCGTACCCAAGGCATCTAAGCCCGTCTTCTCCAAGAACGCATTAAGCGCAAGGGCGGCATCTTTCTTCGATGCGTACCCGTCCATGTCAATGAACAGGGCTTTTACGAACCTTGCGTTTACGGCTTGTCGGTTGTCTTCCGTGCCAAAGGTAGCCAAGGCAAAGTAAACATCCAGTTTGCTGTCGTGCCAACCTTTAATTGGCACTGTTGTCTGATCGAGCGCGTCAACAAACACATGCTCTTTCGTCCTAGTAAGTTCTGCTACGCAATACCGACCAAATTCTGGCGGCGGCAGAACAACCGCTAAAAACTCAAGCGGAGTCATTTAAGTCCTTGCGGTCAGAAGAGTTCGAGTTGTCGTGCGTCTGTAGTGGCGGGGCGTTCCATGACTGGGTAACCCGCAAGGCGGCTGAGTAACTCCCTCTGCCAGTTCTTGGGCAAGCCTTCAGGCGTGTGCACCATGTCTTCGGCGAATCGAATCAGTTCTTGCGTGGTGAGGGATTGAGGTTGTATTCCGTACATATTTTTCTCCATGCCTCTTCTGCTGAGTGAGAGGTCTTCATTATGTGAGTTAAGAATTCGACGCGGTCACGATAGGCCACAAACACTTCCGTGCCTGTAAACCAGTTGTAGACAGTCTGTCGAGAGACGCCAAGCGCATAGGCAATCTTCGTGACCGGAAAGTCATGGTGGATCGCCCAACGCCCAAGCTGGTTGCCCAGAGACTTGGGTGTCTTCGCTACTTCGTCAATGATTTTTTGTGAGTAGGCCATGTGTATAGGTGGGGGTACTAACTGCTCGTCTGCAAGCTAAAAAAGCCTTTGCACAGCGTTCCCCCCGATTTAGTTACTCATCGTCCCAATCAGCAACGATGTCGGCCAGCTTGTTTTTCTTAACTGGGACGGACTCAACCTTGGTTGCGGTTTTGCGCACTTCGGGTTCTTCTTCGGCCTCGACCTCAACGGCCTTGGCTTTCTTGGGCTTGGCGGCTTTGGCACGTTCAGCCGCGATCGCGGCGTCTTCGTCTTCTTCCATCATCTCCCCCATGGGGCGCTTGCCTTCAATAGCCAACGGAGCAGGGGTGCTAACGCCATCAGCGGCGGCAGGGGTAATGGCCACGGCCTTCTCAGCGTCCGTGGACTTGGACTGCTCAACGGCTGTTACGTACTCGTCATTAGTCAACCAACGCACAGGGGCGAAGATCAGCTTGGGTGACTCAGCCTTGGTGTCGAACTTCATACGGGTCACGATGGCATCCAAGTTGACAGGAGGAGTCTGAGCCGCCATGTAACGAGCGTAGGCTTGCAGTGGGCGCTTCTCGCCGTCTTCCTTGCCAAAGATGGATGTAGCAGGCAGTGTGACCTGCAAGACATCACCTGATGGGTTGTTAGCCAAGACCACAGCCAAGCGCTGTTGGTAACGGCAGGCACGGCTTTGACCATTGCCAGACCCAGCGATGTTCTGTGGGCATGTGGTACAGCTTGCGGACTGACGATTCTTCACGCCTGCATCGGGCTTCTCGCCATCAGCAGAGGTGCAGTCAGGGGCGGCTGCAGCCGCGTCTTTGTCGTAGGAGCCCGCGTAGAAGATACGGCTGACCTTGGGAGCCGCCTTGACCACGATCACATCCAAGTGGCGGTCTTCAATCGATGCGATCTCCTTGCCACCAGACAACAGCCGGAACACGCCACCCTTGATGGAGACGCGCTTCATGCCAGCACTGGTGTTAACGCCACCGGCCAAAGCCAAAGTTGTGGCAGAAAGTTCTGCGTTCTTAGCGAAAGCAGGAACGTTTGAGGGATTGAACATTGCAATATTGCTCATTTTGTTTTCCATTTAAGTTGGTTTGCGTACAGAGATGTCGAACTCAGATGTTGAATTCAGACCGGGCGGTACGACCCCGGGGTTTTCTTCCAAAAACTGCGCCATGTTGAGTTGCGCAATTCGCTTTTCTAACAAGTCCACGGCCTCATGCTCGATCATAAATTTCTTGAACGAGTCCCAGTCTTGTGTGTAGTAACGAGTCTTCACGGACATAACTGCCGTGCCCTCGGTAGTGCGTACAGATGTGACCCCCATGGCCTTCATCTGCTCTTTGATCGCATTCTTGATCTCGTCCTGTTGGCCTTTGAGTACTTCAGCTTGTGTGTCGTACGCTTGGGTCAGTTCGGTCATGCGTGTACGTAGCTTGCGGTAGATTTTTACCAGCTTGTCTAACGGTACGGCTTCTTCTTCCATTGCTTCTCCTGTTTAATTATTTGTCTAAGGTTGGACAGTGTACATGTAAATTTAATCGTTGCAATACCCCTTTCAAGATTTAATTTCAGTTTCGAACATATCGGTAAGAAGTGTGTTGTCACTAACTTTACCTTCCAGTACATGGAACATGCGCTTCTCAATCGGGCTACCCTGAATGTGAATCACAGTTACCTTGTCTGAGTCTTGCCCCTTGCGGTCAGCACGGGCACAGCACTGGATGTACTGCTCCACGCTCATGAGTGGCCCATAGAACACCACAGTGTCAGCGGCAGTCAGCGTGATGCCGTGCGCAGATGCCGCGGGTTGCATCACCAATACCCTAGGGTCTGGCTCGGTCTGAAAGCGGTTGATCGTTTGCCCACGCTTGCTTGGTGTGATGTCTCCATGAATACACTCATTGACAATACCCTTCTTGGTGAGGTATCTGCTGATGGTGTCGATGGTGCTTCGGAACAAAGCAAAGATGATGACCTTGCGATCAGTCTCCTCCAATATCTCCTCCAGTACAGCAAGTCTAGGCGCTGAGTCAAACTCAACCACTTCCTTGTCGTCTGTGTAGGCGGCTCCACAACTGATCTGCAAGAGCTTACTCACACCAGCGGCGGCATTGACTGCCGTGATGGTTTCCCCTGCGGCCTGCACAAGCATGCGCTCTTTCAAGAGATCGTAGTACTTCTTCTGCTGTGGTGTCAGGGCTACCTCTCGGGTCATGGTAATCACTGGCGGTAAGTCTAGGCACTGTGCTTTGGTGTAGCGTATTGCGGGTTGCAAGGCTTCGTGTACTCTTTCCTTGGCATCGAGCTTGGCCGCCCACTTGAACATCGTTACCTTGTTCATGACCTGATCGCGCCATGCCGTGAAGAACTTGGGCACACCTTCGGGGTTGACTAATTTTGCCAAGCCGTACGCATCCACAGGCGACTGCGATGCCGGCGTTCCTGTCATCATCCACAGGTAGGTGTTAGGGTTCAGGATCGATGCCAGAGACTTCCAGCGTTTGGTTGTGATGGTCTTGTAGGCGTTGGCCTCGTCCACGATCACAAGATCAAAGCGCCCATCGTTGGCCACCTCTTCGGCAATCAGGTTCAAGCCTTCGTAATTCGTGATTACAATTTCGTAATCTCGCTGAATCATCTCGATGCGCCGACTAGCTTGAGGATGGTGCGCGATAACTGCCGAGCGATGAATGATGCTGTTGTTGATGTCACCCATCCATGCGCTGTGCATGATCGACAGGGGGCACAGGATGAGAACCCTACGCACCTTGCCTAGCTTCATCAGGTAGTCAGCCGCCCACAGTGCTGACAAAGTCTTGCCAGTGCCGGGTTCCGAGAACACAAATGCCCTACGGCACAGCGTCAAGAACGCTGCCGTCTCGATCTGGTGAGCCATGGGCTTGTAACGCCCCGGCCAGTCATAGCGCCTAGTGATAGGCGACGGTACATTTTTAACACCTAGGTTACGCAAGACCCGCGCTTCATCAAGCCCCCAATACACTGCCACATCGTAGCCACCATCCATGCGCTCGATGATCTTGTGTTTGGGTATGACTTTGTATTTGTGCGGGTTCCTTGTGCGTAAGATAAGTGCTCTGTCTTCTACGATTTCCATTGCTTCTCCAAGCTATTATTTTCCGTTGTCGCTCTGGTTGGCGCTCTTACTACGGAGGCGGGTATTGCCTGTTACTGACTTACCTCCCGCACGTAGCGGTTTGATGTGATCGATGTCCTTGCCTGTACGCTCAACACCTTTCTTGTCATAGGCTCTACGAGCTTTCTGACGTTCGACTTGATCGGCTGTCTCGCCTGTTTTCTTCTGCAGTTTGTAGGCGTGTTTGTAGTCACGCTTGCCGTTGGTCTGTGTCATGGTTTTGCCTTTCTGCGCAGAAGTTCTACTGCTCGTGTGGGTGTCTGTTCGGTACGTTCTCTGCACTTCATCGCATCA